ATTAGAGAAATTTTATCACTCATAAACTTATTAATAATGTTCTTATTATACACTCTAGGTTGTAGTTCACTATAAGTTTTATTCTCATTATAAGTCTTTTTTAAGCAAGCCTTACAACCTGATGTACTACCAAGCTTACCTAACCAATAGTTACTGAACTCATCCAATAGCTTTACATCTTTACACAGGGAACATTCCTTTCTATCTTTCATAGTGCAAATATAGTTATTATATTGTAATAAAACAACTATATATTATAATTGTTCGTTTATCAAATATTATTAGTATATTTGTGATGTGAAAGCAAGTAGTTATTTTACACTTAGTTTTTAGGTAAATAACTAAATAATAACTACATTTGAAGTATGGAAAAGTCAGAAAGACAATTAAAACAAGCTAAAAAGAAAATTGAATTTCTTGGTAAAATGATTAACGCTAATCTAATTACTAAAGTTTGGTTGTATTTACAGTATAATTATTTAAGGTTATTCGCTTTATCTATTACTACAGTATTAGCTATATTCTTAACAGGTTACTTATTAAAACTAATTATCTTTATATGGGAAATAATAGGGCTATTACATTAAGTAAGTCAATACCTAAAATATATAAAAGAATGTATCATGAAATGATAATGTTTGGATATGTAAAAGGTCAGATTGACCTACTACCTTCTTTGTCTATTGCAAAGGCTTTAACACAGTTTTATAAGTCTTTTGATGTAAGTGAAGATGAGTTAAGTTTGAATACTGCAAAACAAGTATATCAAAGAATGATTAATGAATTTATAGATAACCAAAAAACAAAGTAATGACAGACCAAGAAATAGACGATATTTACTTCAAAGCAATAGAGCCTAAAAAGATTTTAGCTACATTCACTAATAATGAAGATTTAGTAGAGTGGTTGAAATTAGGCACTAAAGAAGATTGTCAATGTTTCTTACAAGTTTTAGAATATAATGAATTATTTGAAGAGTGCGTAATAGTACGTGATTACATAAAGGGATTAAAATAGATTAAATGGCTTTACAAGAAGCGACATATAACAAATACTGTTTAGTAGCAGATGAATGGCTTATTAACGGCTTTAATGGGACTATGGCGTATCATAAGTTTTATCCTAATGCTAATACGAATGCTTGCGATAGAGGTTGGGCTCACATCTACAGAAATATACAGATAGTAGAATACTTAAAGACTAAACAACAAAAGACAGCTAAAACAATGCAAATAACGCTAGAATCACAACTCTTAGAGCTTAATAGGTTAAAAGGTGTAGCAGAACAACTAGACAAGCCAAGTGATGCTATAAACGCTTTAAAAGAGCAAAATAAATTGTTAGGATTGTACGAGAAAGACAATTCACAACAAAAGACAGTTATTAATAATGTACCCTCTATAAACATTGGGTCAAAAGTTGTAGATTGATATGAAAAAGCATTTACATAAGAAAATAATGGTTATTCCTATTTATGATATTAATTTACAAATAGTAATTACTAATGACATTGATAAGTTTAGTAAAATAATTCCAGAAAACAATAAAGAGGATATTTACGCAACGACTTGGGGGCATAATTATAAAAACAAAAGTTTTATTACTGTAGTGTTGAATTTTGACAATAAGTATATGAAAGTGACACATGGAGTAATAGCGCATGAATCAAATCATGTGGTAAGTATGATATGTGATAGATTAGGTATATCTATAGATCCTAATAATGATGAAGCTACTTCATACCTATTGGATTACATAGTTGATAAAATACACAAGTTTATAAATAAAAAAGGTTTTAAAATTGGATAGTCTTAAATCAGTAATACTATCAAAGCCACAGAACGACATTATTAAGAGTAGTTGTCAATACAACTTATTCTTAGCAGGTGTAGGAAGTGGTAAAACTCATAATATGGGTTTAAAAAGTGGTGAATTTGTAAGTAATTTTCCACACGCTAGAGGGTTGATTTGTGCTAACACTTACGGTCAGTTATCTAGATCAACATTGTCGGGTATTTACAAGGTGTGGCACGAGTATTATGGAATGGTTGAAGGTGTTCATTACGTAGTTAATAAGATGCCACCTCAAGACTTTACAATAAATGGTGCTAGACTGAACGATTATAAAAATACTATTTCTTTTATCAACGGTGCTTTAATATGGATAGCATCATTAGACAATTACAAAGCTATTGATGGAATTGAAGTTTCTTATGCTTTATTAGATGAAACAAAAGATACTAAAGAGGTTGCAGTAAAAGAGGTTATTGTGGCACGTTTGAGACAAAATAAGATTTTTATTTATCCTAATGGAGATTTAGGAAGGTCTAAAAAAGACAATAACAAAGGCTTTAACCCCCTATTTATATTTACTTCACCTGCTAAAGTTCAATGGTTAAATGAAATGTTTGAAATTGATAAAAACATTGAAGCTATTGGATTGAGGATATTTAGCGAAACTGATTATTATTCAGCTATTCACAATAATAAGAAAGTTGTAATAGCTAGTACATACCATAATTTACATAATTTACCAGAGGATTATATCACATCTAAAAAAATGATTTGGGATGACACTCCTGGTCTTTCAGACATGTTGATTTATGGTTCGCCTATTTCAAAATCAGGAGGAGAGTGGTACAGTAGATTTGAGCGTGACACACATATTAAGCAAGGTTTAGAGTTTAATCCTAATTACCCGATACATGTTTCTTTTGATTTTAACGTAGTTCCTTACATGCCCGCACTTGTTATGCAGATTATACCAACTGATGAGGGCATTCAGACTGTTAGAGTTTTAAAAGAATACGCTTTGAAAAGCCCTAACAACACAACGTCAGATGTTTGTGATGAGATTATAATGGATTATTCAGGATTAGCTAAGACAATGTATTATTATGGTGATGCAAGTGGTAAGAACAGGCACACGGCAGTAACAGACAAGTCTATTAGGCATAACTATGATGTAATTAAGACTAAGTTGTATAATTTTATCTTTGACGGTAGTAATAGAGTGCCAAGGAGTAATCCACCAATATCAGGTAGACGAATACTAATAAATAGATTGTTTGGTGATAACGGTAGGGTTAAGATTGAGGTTGATGGTAGATGTAAAAACTTTATAAACGATTTAGAATACTTAAAAGAAGACAAGAATGGCGGATATATAAAGCCAAAAGTTAATGAAGGCGGAGTATCTTTTGAGAAATTAGGGCATCATTCAGATGCTTTTGTTTACTTTTGCTTCCAACAATACGAATATTTAATAAAAATATAATGGATAATGAACAGTTGATTGATAAACTTGTAAATGTAGTTAAAGGCTATAGGCACGAGAAGTATAACGAAAACATAGAACTTAGTGATAAGTACACTATGCTTGTTAGTGGTGAAGAGATAGACCCATTGCTTAAACAGTTTAACCTAAGAGAAAGTGATGAACTTTACGCGCAACGTCTTAGAATGACTAAAACTGTAGTAGGTGCAGTATCTGAAAAGATTACTAATCCATTCTTTAAATTGTCTAGGTCTAACAATGTAAATATTGAACTTAAATACACTAACGAAAGGTATAAATCTAATATTGGGTTACTACAATCTAATATAGATAACTTTTGGGGTAACGAGAGTTTACCAGGTTATTTAGAAAACCAATATATTCACAATTCTTTTACAGATCCTAATGCTTTTTTAGTTTCTGAGCGTATTATTGACGGTGAAGTAGTTAAAGCTATCCCTTTCATGGCTAAATCTAAGAATAGTTATGATTTCGAATACACTAATAATATATTAGACTACTTAATTACAGGTGAGGAATGGAATAGTAAGGTTGATAAAAAAGTACTTAATAATAAAAGGTTTACTATTTACGGAAAAGATACAGTATTAACTATATTGAAAACAGATAAAGATTACCCTAATAATTATGATATTGATAGTTTGCCTACTGTAATGAATGAACAGTACATTACTATTAATAAAATATCATATACTATTTGGGAGTTTAAGACTGATATTAATGAAGTACCAGCTGAACAGATAGGTTATATTTACGACCAGATTGACGGTAAATCGTTTATCTCACCAATGCACAAAGCTATTCCACGTATGGAGAAGTTAATTAATGCAGATAGTGAGTTGGATTTAACTATTGCATTGCACGTGTTCCCTCAAAAGATACAAGCAGTTAGGAAATGTGTAGGTAAACAATCTGAACCATGTGATAATGGTAACGTAAGAGGGTTTGAGAATAAAAAATGTACAGTTTGTAATGGTAGCGGTAAGATTACAGTTACTTCAGCGCAAGACGTTTTAGAGTATACTTTACCAACATCAGAGGAGTTAAAAGAAGGTGCGATACCTTTAGACCCTAATAATTTAGTGATATACAAAACACCTCCAATAGATTTAATTAAATTTCAAGACGAGTACACAAGTAAATTAGAAGCGGAAGCAGTTAAAGATGTATTTGTATCTAATGCTTTTGAGCGTGGCAATGGTACAGTAACGGCAACTGAAAAGAATATTGATTATGATAGTGTGTTAGATACTATTTACCCATTCGGGACTAAGTATTCTAATATCTATAAAAAGATGGTTAGATTAAACGCTAAATATATTAGTGTTGATTTTGAATCAGATTTAACTGTTATACATTCGTTCCCTAAAGATTTAAAAATTAAGTCTACTAGTGAATATATATCGGAATTAAAATCAGCTAATGAGAATGACGCGCCTGAATTTATAAAAGCGCAATTATCAGAGGATATTGCTAATAAGATTTATTATGATGACCCCTATAAAATGAAAGTGTTTAAGATTAAGAACGAACACACACCGTTTAAAGGTAAAAGCCAAACAGAGAAGTTGTTTTTAATTAGTGGTGGTTATGCAAGTCAAGAAGATGTTATATTGTATTCTCAATTTGAAACTATATTTAAACAATTAGAAGATGAAACTTTTAACGGTTCTAACCCTACATCATTTTATGATTTACCTTATGTTGATAGAGTTGATAAGATTAACACAAAGGTTAGTGACATATTATTGAAACAAGCTAATGAGCAATTAGGTAGTTTAAATTTAGATATTTTAGAAGGTGGTGAAAATTTAGGAGTTGAGGATTTAGATACACCAGTAGATGTTGAGTTGGAAGCAAAAGCAAAACTAAAAGGTTCAGTTGGTGGGGTTCAAGGTATTATTAATACAGCTCAGTCAGTTGCTAATGGTTCAATGAGCTTAGAAAGTGGTGTAGCTTTATTAGTATTGATTTACGGCTTTGACGATAAAGAAGCTAAAAGCTTACTAATTAAACCAAAACAAGCTATTGAAAAACTAGAAAACAATGGCTAAATCAGATGATATATTCCAAACAAAGATTGACTTCATTGAAGTTTCTGAAGATAGGTTAAAAGGTAAAATATCCAAAGCAGAACGTTATTTATTAAGTGAATTACTAACAAAAGTTATCCCGTCTTTATCGAAAAAGGACGGGGTAATTGAGTTTACTACTTCAAACGTTATCGCAATTAATAAAGGATTAGAGTCGATATTTAAACAGTTCGATAAAACTATAAATCTAAATATAGTTAAGTCGTTACTTAGTGATTTTAACAACGTATCAAAGCTTAATACAAGTTATTTTAGTGTTGTGTCAGAAGTTGACCCGTTAGAGTTTAAGGATATAACTAAGAACGTTAAGAACCTAATGCAACAATCTTTAGGTTACACGGCTAAAGGTAAGATAAAGCCTAATACTTTTATAGCTAACTTAACTAAATCTGACTTTATTAAGACATCTATTCGTGAAAGTGTTATAAGAGGTGTTCAACAAGGATTACCTGTTAAAGACTTAATGACTGAATTAAGAAGTAG